AGTCTTCGATAATCATCTACAAACTTAACAACGTTAGCATCCATAATAATATCAAGGAACTCTTGGGGTACACCTTCATCTAATGCAAATTGTCGTACAGCTTCAGAGTCAAAGTCTGGTAAGATAACTTTAATATCTTCTTCAAACTTTTCCATTAGTTCGTCTACTTGCGCTTGGAACTGTTCTTGCTGTTTTTCTTGCAGGGTTTCTAGTACACCTTCTCGTTTATTGCGTGCAGCCCAATATTTCTTTTGGGCAGTTTCACGTTTATCCTTAAGATCATTAAGCTCATAGTTATCACCATCTTCACGAGCTTTATCTATTTTAGCTTCTAAGTCATGGTAGTCTTTAGCTAATGCATCCTCTTCTTGTTGTAGTTGCATAGCTAACACACTACCTAGTTCTAAGGCTTGTTGGGTCTTTTCAGCATATTCTTCCTTCAATTCCTTCTCAAGCTCACTAACTTCTCTACCCTTCTTAGACAAGTGTTGGTCTGTTGCAAAACCTTTACGAAGTTCAGCTAGCGAGATATGTTGTGTCTCACCATCTATCTTAACTGGTACTTTGTAGTCCCAGTCAACTTCCTCTTCAGAAAGCAAATCGTCTTCTTGGGTAGAGTCCTCATCGTCATCATCCTCATACTCTTCGTCTTCTTCAGCGTCTGCTTCATCACCATCGGTATCGTCTTCATCTGTGTCGTCTTCAAGTTCGGGTACATCTTCTTCTTCCACAGAATCTTCCGGGTCAAGATTAGATTCATCATCATCATTTGGTAGAGATTCCCCTTCAGCTTCAATGCCAAGTAACTTGCCCATTGGTCCTAAAGGTACTGGAATGTCATCGATAGATTGACCATCTTGACCAGCGTAAAAACCAGCGTCATCCGATTGGGTAGAGGCTGTAGTGTTTTCATTGCTCATAATTTATTATCCTATTTTAGTCCTATTTATCAGCCGCCTTCTTCTTAGGGGCTCGGGTTTCTTTCTTAATGCTGTTTAGCCGATCTAAGGCATTACAAGCATGCATGAAAGTTTCTGCATGGTATCGGGCTTTTCCCGGTCCAGCAGCTAGCTCTTTTATCATAGCGTTCACTGTATTTTCTGTAGCAGTGATAGCTTTATCAAGTACTGCGTTATCCATCTATATCTCCTTCTTGAGATTTATTATTGTCTATTAATTCTTGGTTAAACCCATAGGTTTCAATATTAATTAGACGTTCTTTAACGGAACCTAGTCCCATAGCTACATGATATAAATACTCACGTTCTTTTTGGCAATGAGGTTCTGTCATTAACCACTGAGTAAATAAGTCTACTAAAATATCAGCATAAGCTTCAGTAAAAAACTCATCTCTTTCTTTTTTAGCAAACATTGCTCGGGTTAAAGATTTTTGAGAGTCAATAAACGGACTTGCTTTGTACTCTCCGGTTTGTTGGTCCATTTTGGGTTTAAACTTCCGTTTAGCCCCGTTCTTATACTTATCCACTATATCTCCTCTGGTTAGTGTCGTAAGTTGAAGGGCCCTTAGTGGGCCCCTCATTAGATGGGATCACCCCCTTACATCATACCACCACCCTGTTGACTTAGGATAGCTTGCATCATTTCAGGTGTTACCTGTTGATTGTTAGATCCGTTGGTCGATTTAGGTTGGGTCATTGTTTGCTTAATAAGGCCCATAGCAGTATCATACATTTCTTGTACGTTAGGCTGCTGTGGTACTTCTAGTCCTTCTTTTTGTGCGGACACACTTAACTTTGCCCATTCTTGATATGATTTATCCAAAGCAACTACAAGTTGTTTAAGGTTATCTTGTATGGCATTCTGAGACTGAACATTCGTATAATCTACGTTTGCTTGGTCTAAAGCTAGTTTAGCCTGCTGAGTTTGATCAGCAATCTGTTTAGCTTTTTCAGCTTGTGCCATTTGCTTTTTCTTGGCTTCCATTGAAGACTGTTTATACTCTTCGGAAGTGTAGTCTACTAAGTAGTCTAAGGGATCTTCACCTAATGCCTCAATGGTTTTATAGGCAATTGACGCTGGAGCTGTTGGGTCTATTGCCCCTTGATACCCTGCCTTCATTAGAGCGGGTAAAATCTTATC